GCATTTCTAAAAGCTTCAAATTCATTAGATACATCAGAGAGTACTTTGTCATAGTCATTTACCAGAGTTTCTACACGCTCCAGATCACTCATCTGCTCTTCATTGTTATAGAAAGTAGCTACAGGGATTCTGCCATAGATATGAGGCTTTCTTTCTACAAAGCTATAACCAGAGTAACCACCTTTTACACCACTGTTATCTGTACACTTGAATACATCATAACCGCTCTCATCATATACCTCTGCATAGTGAGTAGTTACATCTGTATCTTCTGTATCAATATCATACAGTCGGATAAAGTACTGGAGCTCTTTTGTGCTGGAGTTTTTATATACCAAAATTGCATCCTCTGGGCTTACTCTCATAATCTTAGTTTTGCTTTCTTCATTCTGATATGTAAGCAGATGAGATAAGCCTTTAATCATTGCTTCCTTTCCCCACTCCATGAAAACATCATCACTATCATTATCTGTGAGGATCATATCCAGAGCATCTTGTACTACTGTATCTTCAATCTCATCCAGATCCACACCTACATCCGCAGGCTCTACACCAGATTTCTCTTTCTTAGGCTCTACATAGTTCAAGATAATAGGATTACCTAAGAAATAGCCTACTGTGTTATCAATGATCTGTCCGAAAAAGTCATTAGCCAGCTTGTTATTAGGCTTATTTGCATCCTTTCTTGGTCTGTTAGCAATCTTGTGCTTATTCTCATACAGTTTCTGATACTTCTTATATTTAGGAGCCAGCTTTTTAGAATGTGTACTAATCAGCTCTTCCAGAAATGTTAGATTGATATGCTCGGATACTACCTCTACATTAAATTCTTTGTCAATGGGCTTGTTAATCATCTCTCTACCTCCCTAATTTTCATTTTTCCTAGCTAAAATGCTAAGTACACTTTAGATAATGAAATCTTTTCTTTCCAAAATTCTAATTTCGTTATTGCTATCTGCCATATTCATAGCAAAATCTAAAGCATCGAATAAGTCATCATGATCTACTTCTGGGAAGAGCAGTAAGCACTCTTCCAGATCATCCATACCTTCTCTGAAAAATACTTTATGATTTTCAAAGTTAGCAGATCTTCTCATAGCTCTTGTTACTTTATCTTTACTTGTATTGATATTGATAATAGGCAGTAAGCTCAACCTTCTTAGCTCCTGTGCTAAGGATTTCTGATATGCTACTGTTTCTACACCAATTCTCTCTACCATCGGATACTTATTTCTCCCATAGTTGATAATGGTATTAAGCTGTGCATTAAAAGAGAGCCTTTCTTTTACATACTCCAGCACATAAACATTTTTATTCTCATCTACACCTATCAGCATAAGTACAAAATAGTCATTATTGCTATTCTCATTCTCCGAGATAGCTAAGTCTGCACCAGCGTATACTCTTACCTTTATCCACTGATCCATGCCCTCAGCATTTTTAATTCGCACTTTGGCAGTCTGGAAATCATAATCCAGCTTATACTCTTCATAGTATTTGAAATACTGAGCCTTAAAGATCCTACCTTTGGCAAGCTCTGTATCATTTTGGTACTGCATATTAAAAATGATTTTCCCAGAATCGGATCTAATCTGTTTCAATCTCTCTACAGTAAACTTATCTTCCCAGAGAGATACCTCTTTCCCATCCACTACTCTTAATGCCTGCTGGATATTTACTGTATAGCTACCACTCTTAATCAGATCTTCATACAGATCCAAAGGATTATATCTAGTACCTAGAATATGAATTTCTCCATCTGGCTCCAGAGTAGGGAAGAGAGATGAGTAAAACCACTCTTTTAAGTTTGCTCTCTGGCGTTCTGTCCTTGCGTTCTCCAGCCCTACTAAGTCATCACCGATAATTACATCAAAGTGTTTAGAGATAACCGCACCAGAGGCACCCAGAGCTGTTACAGTGGCTTCTTTCTTAATCAGTGTTCTTTGATTAACTGTAAACTCTCTATCATTCCACACATTTGTTTTACCTGCTTTCCAATCCCCAAAGATACGAATAAGATCTACATTCTGCTCAAAGTGAGTGCGGATTTCTTTTAGGAAAGCCTCTGCCTGTGTCTGTGTTTTACTGCCGATCATAATTCGGATATTAGGATCTCTCAGGATCCGAGTAATGCAATAATCTACATCACCTACAGTACTCTTACCAAAACCACGAGGAGCCAGATCTAAAGTGCTCTTCTGAGATGAGATATTAGCAATAATGCTCTTATGCAGATCCTGTACACTTCTCTTGGTTACATACTTACATACAAGGTAATATGCAACCTCAAAGCTGGAGGATAGGATTAAATGCTTTACCATAGCATCTTGATTATCTGCCAGCTCTAGCATCTCTTCCACTAGCCCCATTTTGTTATAATCTAGCACTCTCATCCTCCTCTCTTTACACAAATGGAAAAGGAGCCATTATAGGCTCCCTTACTTATAAAATAATCTTAAAAAATAGATACACAATCCACGCAAAGGTAAAAATAACGCCCCATGCTAAGGATCCTTTACCAATAAAGCCATTAGGAAGTGCATCAAAATCCTTGTACATCCTCGACAAAATATAGCAAACACAGAGGATACTCAGAGCATATAAAACCTTTAATATAATCATCTTCCCTCCAGCTCCTTCTTAATCTTTGCTTTTTCTTGTAACTCCTTCTTCTCATGAGTCTCTTTATAGGCTTTTCTGTAGCAGTTATAGCCACAGTAATATCTTCTCCTGCCATTCTTAGCAGTTAGCTTATAAATGCTATTAGAGTTGAGTACAAAGGTTTTACTGCATACAGGGCACTTTGCCAGCCTTACAAGCCCATTCATATCATAAGGATCTAAAAGAAACTCTCTTTCCATCTTTACACCTTCTGAAATACTACTGGATCCAGCTCCCTCAGTTCTGCCATCAGTGGTACTGCTACTTCTTTAATCTGAGGATGAGGAGCACCTGTTACACCATCCGCTCTCAGCTCTCCGAAATGGATCCAATACTTAGGAGTAGTACTCATTACAACCTCTGTTTTTACGCTTGTATGTAATACGCCTCTTGCCTCCTGTGGAGTTTTACCTACTACCATTGTGAGATACATATAATCCATCTCACTCTTTCTACAGCTTTCCTCCCAGTTTTCCATCTCCAGAGTATTGGGATCAAAATAGCAAGGACGAATAAAAGTTACTGCACCAGCTTTACCATAGTTACAGTATCTAGTGCTTTCCTGTGCAAAGCTGGATTTTCTGTGGCGTACAATCTCATGAGATACGCCCCTATCTACAGTAAACTTAACTGTAATGTATTTATGAATCAGTCTTTCTTTATTATTCAGCTCACTAGGCTCCAGCTCTTTGTATGCACCTCTGTTAGTAGTAGGCACATTTGCATTATCAAATACAGGAGAGTATTTTTCCTGTTTCAAGATCTGCACCAGATCTCTGCTAATAGGGATATAATGTACTCTGCACAGCTCTAACAGCTCCAGCCATGCTCTCATATTTGCGGAGATAATAGCTCTGCCAGAATAGCCTTTAGGGGAGTATTTAATTTCTGGTACTTCACCTTCATGCTTTCTAATAGCTTTCAGTACTTCTGTAAAAGCACTATAACCTACTTTATCCGCTTCAATTACTACATAACCATGCTCCAGCATAGCCCAGTGTTTATTCTTTACCAGAGCATTTACCATCCTCTTAGCACTGCCCTCTGTAATTTTATCCTCACTCTTGTAGCATACTCTGGCTACTTCTTCGATCCTTTTAATCATGCCAAAGCTATCTACTTCTGGATAGATATAATAACCTGCGTTAATGATCTTCATACTCACATATACCTCCGTTTTGTAATAAGTGCACTGTCACACTTCTCCCTAAGAGAGTAAAGCCAAAAAAGTGCCACAATTCCCCAGTTAGTATACTTACGCTCTACTACACGAGCTACAACTGCTGACCTTTTTCTGGAATAATTAAATCCTTCGATAATATACTTACTTTTTTCCATAAGCATTTACCTCCACATTACTCCCAAATACCAAACAATGCTCCAAGAATATCCGCTACAGAGAGATCATCATTAAGCTCTTTATAGCGTTTACAGTCTGCAACTCCTTCTCCAGAAAGCTCTGCATCATCCCCAAAAGAAGGGCACTTAATTCCATTACGATAAATACAGCTATCACACAGGTTTTTACTCCCTGCTTTAGCCTCCCTGTTTACATTCTCAGAATCTTCCCCAATAGTTCCTGCTGGTACATAAGAAGAACAAGTAGGAATAGGTGTTTCTAAGTCTAGGATAAGAGCCTCACACTTTGTTCTAGGAGCTTTTGCACAACTATCACAAAGGTTATGAGGCTTTTTTTCCTCCTCATTTACATCTTCATCATATACTGGTCTAGTACCTTTTCTCTCAGCCTCAATAGCTTCAATCTCAAACTCTAGATACTGCTTAGCCTTTTTCAGATCCTGTACAATATCATCTTTCTTACCTGCTCTGGAAATGTACTTTACTGCATTACCTAGATTAAAATTTAAGCCCCAATCTCTAATAACATCTTTAGGCTCATACTTTCTACCTTCTGCATAGTGGGAAGGATGATTTACTGCATCACTCATCAGCCTCTACCTCCTGCTCTAATTCCTCATAATATGCTTTTGCTATCTGTACCGCTTTATGCTTTTCAGCTTCTTCTACAGTGATACCAGCACTCTCAGCATATTTCTCTACATATTCCTTATAACCCATCACAGCCTCCTTTACTCTGTCGGATAAATAACATAATCACAAACTTACTTATTTTTTAGAGAATCTAATAACTTCTGTAAAAACTCTCCTTTTTCTGTGCCTGCATGAGCCTTAATATGGCACTCAATACACAGAGTAGTAAGGTTATCCAGCGTATCTTCCCCTCCAGCACTCTTAGGGATTATATGATGAGAGTGTAGCTGTAGAGCCTCTCCCTTTGTAGCTCCGCACCTTGTACACTTAAATCCATCTCTTTTCTTTACAGCATAAGAAAGCTCTTTCCAGCGTTTCTCCTTTTCATTCTTTATCCTTTTCTTCTCAAGGCTTTTAGAATATGCTTCCTCTAAATACTCAAGAGAATATGTGCGGAGTTTTCCTTTTACTAAGCAAGTAGCTGTATCTCCACCTACGGACACTACTGTATAACGATTAAATTTTAATCCGCTAGTAATAGGAGTAACTCTCTCTGTAATAGGATCCGCAATAAAAGGTATTCCATTAACCTCTCTAACCATGTTCCTAAAATATCTAACAAACTCAGAATCTCCCACAGCACTCCTCCTCTCTCATCAATCTTTATACTCCGAGTAATATTGCACAATACTTACTTACCGCTTAACAGCTTAGCAATCTCATCTAACCGCTCTCTATCCGCTTTTGTAAGCTCTGTACTGCCTGCTACATCAGATCTATCTGTAGCTTCACCCATCAATAACAGATCCAGCTTAATTACACGCTCAAAGTCCTGCACATTCTTAATCTTAAGCTCTCCACTTGCAATCATCTTACTAGCCTTAGCCATAAGATTATTTATGAGGATCCTGTATCTTGTTTTAATATCTGTTGTTTCTGTGTTTAAGCTGTTTACACCAGCATTTCTGGCATCTTCAATCTCTCTCTGCTTTACCCGATCTACCCAATTATGAGCTCTGCTCCAGCCTGCTACACACCTCTCTGTACGGTTTACTTTCTCTGCTACTGCCTTAAGAGTACGCTTATCTCCTAAGTAGTAATAGATCTCAAAGGCTTCTCTCTGTAGGTTATTTTCTTTTGATAATTCAGCCACTCCGAAAAACCTCCTCCCTTCCCTCTATTTCTTTTCTCTTTTTGTTCTTTGTGATTTCTAATAACCTTCTATTATTCTTTTCTTTACTTTCTTGGTTATTAAGAGTAAGTACTGAAATAATGTTTATTCATTGTACTTATGTTTATTGGTGTATTTTGTTGTTTGTATTTCACTATTCTTATATATCTTTATTCTTCTTTATATTTAGTATTGATATATCAAGGTTTTTCTCTTCCCCGAAATGCCTTTTTTCTCCGCCCCGAGCCCTTTTCTTTTCATGATTAAATTTCATTAGAAATGAAATAAAAAAGAGGAGCTATTTTTACTCCTCTCTAAGCTTCTATATATAAGACAATAGGCTATAAAGCCAATTAGGATCCATGCTAACATCATTCCCTCTTTCCCTTTTCATTTCAGTATGAAAAAGTATGTATTTTTTCTTCATAAGATAGGTTACAATCGTGTATTTTTTATGCACAAATATTACAGATTAAACTCCCCACCCTCACTATATCCGCCTGCTATTGCCTTAAATTGTACTCTCTGGGAAGAGTTTAGATTACTGATAGGGATCTCTGCTAATCTTCTTCTCCGCTCCTGCTCCGGAGTTTCATAAGGATTATCTACTTTCTTTCTTTTGTTTTTCTCTGGAGAAGTGTAATAAGGATCATGCTCTCTAAGCCATTTATCCGCCTCATCTTCTTCTCTTCTAAATCTGCTCATCCGTAACTCTCCTTAAATTCGCTTTTAATCTGCTCCTAGCCAGCTTTCGGATCCTTTTGCCTACTCTACCCCTGTTTTTAAGCTTTACATATTTTTTGGCATTATACTCTGTAGCAGTAGCAAGATCTACATTATGCCTCTTGAAATCATCCACCTAATTTCCTCCTCCGCCACTCTTTCCAGTACTCCAGTACATTCTCATTTCCACACGCAAAAACATTTGTATGCTTAGCTCTTTCTTTTTCTTTATCTCTTTTCTTCCAGAAGTCACTTCTCCTGTTACGCCTGTATTTTTGCTCAGCTTTTGTAAGAAAGCCTCTCTTCTTACCTTTTTCCTCTATTAGTACTGCATTATCTAGCTCCGTTTCTCTCCTGTAATCTTCATAATCAAAACCATCATAGATACAATCCTCATAGATACAGGAGAAACAATTTTTATCACATGGAGCCATCTACCTTCTCCAGAATGAGTACAAGTTTCATTAAGTCATAGAATTTATGAGGATCTAAGCCTGTTTTCTCTTTTACTCTCCCCAGCCTATATGCAATAGTATTGTAAGAGAAAAATGTTTCTCTGGCTGTTTTATATGTATTCATATCATACTTAGCAAAATCTAATAAGGTTTCAACCTCATTTCTTTTCAGCGTTTTAATCTTTTCTTCCATCCTCAATCCTCCTCTAAATACACCTGTAGCTCCTGCTGTATCTTCTTTATAGCATTGTTTATATTCTTACTCACTACACTCTGATCCACGCCCATAACCCAAGCCAGCTCCTCCTGTGAGTATCCCAGTACTAAGGTATAGGCTATGCTCATGTATTGATAGTGAGATAGTTTTCCATCTAAATATCCTAAGTTAAATTCTTCTCTATCCCCTCTATGAAACTTCTCTGGATCTATCCCTGTTACTCTTTTCATATCCAAGAGAATACAAGTAGCTACTGTATCTCCTTTTGAGCTAAGGCTCTCCAGCCCTCCCCAGTTTCTCAGAAAGTGCCTTATGTTATGTGGATCTTTATAACTCAATCTGAGTAGCTGGTCATTTAATGTGTTTCTTACCCCACCCATCGGAATCTCCTCCTCTCTGTTCTATGTATCTTATGTGTATTAGTGTTAAGGAATCTTTGTAATACCCAGTACCTCTCACAAGTACATAATTCTTTTCCACGTTTACGATATATCCATAGCTATAATCCTCATCCAGAGGGCTCCGCCATCTTATCAGCTCTCCTATTTCGTACATATAAACCCTCCTAAATGAAAATAAGGAGCATAAAAGATATCTCCTTTACACTCCTTTGCATTATCCGACTTGATCCTTTATCTCCTGTGCTCTCTGGATTACTCCTCTTGAGTAGCCTGTGCTATATGTACCACTATAATATAATTCTATTGCCTTACTTTCCCCCATGTTATAGCACATCAAAATGAAATGTAAATCTGCATCTGGATATACTTTGTGTAAATCCTGTAGCAGTCTTAAGCCTGTACGGATATTACCATAAGGATCATACAGATCTGTTACACCTTCTGCCTGCATCCTCTTCCAGTGCCATCTTTCCTGTACCTGCATATAGCCCTTACTTGCTCCGCTATCCCCTGTAGCATCGTATCTATAAGAGCTTTCCTTTTCTATCATGGCTAGTACAATGTAATAATCTAAGCCTCTCTCCTCACATTGGCTCCAGATATATCCCTGTACTACTTCTGGTAAGCATCCGCCATTATCTATGTATGCCTGTGGTATTTGATAATATCTAAATCCTCTTTCATACAGCTCTACTCCCCAATCTGCACTCATTGTGTTATATGGGAAGATGCAGTTATTAGGATCTACAAATACTTCTTTTGGCTCTTCTATTTCCTCATTTACTTCTATCTTTACCTGCTCTCCTGCTGTTACTTCCAGCTCTGGCTCCTCAATAGTAAAGGGCACAAATACCAGAGAAACTAAAGGAAGTACTACCATACTGAGTAATAAGGCTATAGAGAGCTTCTTTCTGTATTTCATAAATAATCTCATCATCATTATTCTGCTCTCCTATTCCATTTTTTAACTGCCACTCCTATGAAATCATCT